ATGGCTTCGATCCGTAAACGCACCAGAATCAAATCTCAGCTCAAACAAGGAGAGAAGTCTGGCCTGAACCGTCACTGGAGGGGGCTTTTCCTCGACTACCTTGCAGAAAGCTCGAATGTCAGCCTTTCGGCCCGAAACGCAGGCATCAGCGTAAGCCGGGCCTACAAGGTTCGCCGGGCGGAACCCGAATTCGCCCGCCAGTGGCTGGACGCGCTGTACGAGGGATACCTCCACCTCGAGATGGAAGTTCTCCGGCGCCTGCGCGAAGGCGATCAGCAGACCAGGGACAGCGACAAGTACGACTTTGCAAACGCAATTCGTCTGCTTGCCGCTCACCGCGACAACGCTGCCAGAGCACAAGCCTCGCAGCGCAATGTCAGCGCCGCACAGGTTCGCGCCTCGATTGACCGCAAGGTGCAGGCCATCCGCGAGCAGGTGATGAAGGAGAAAGAACGCAAAGGTGACGATAAGTGACCAGCGAGCTCGACTGGATCGCAAGACAGGAAAACAAGGTCGCCCGGCAATTGGCAGCAGCGCTCAATCAGGAAGAACGCAACGAGTTCGATTACCATTGGAACATGATCGCACGGTCGGCTCAATTGCCGCCCGATGGAGAATGGCGCGTCTGGCTCATCATGGCTGGGCGCGGTTTCGGAAAGACCAGAGCAGGCGCTGAATGGGTTAGGAGCATCGCCGAAAGCCATAGCGAAGCGCGCATAGCCCTAGTCTCGTCGTCGCTCGCCGAAGCGCGAGCGGTCATGGTCGAAGGGGAAAGCGGTCTGCTCGCCTGTTCACCGCCAGACCGGCGCCCCGAGTTCGAGCCATCCTTGCGCCGCGTTCGCTTTCCCAATGGGGCCGAGGCACATCTTTATTCCGCCGGTGAACCGGAAGCCCTGCGCGGACCGCAGTTTAGTCATGCGTGGTGCGATGAGGTAGGCAAATGGCCGATTTCGCATAGCCGGGCAACACGGGCGTGGGACAATTTACTGATGGGGCTACGCCTCGGTGACGATCCGCGCATCGCTGTCACCACAACCCCAAGAGCCGTCCCGCTCGTACAGCGCTTGCTCAAGCAGGAAACCAGTCAGGCCACCGCGGTAACGCGCGGTTCGACTTACGACAATTCGGCCAATCTTCCGGCTCGCTTTCTCGAAGCGATCGCGGACGAGTTCGCTGGCTCGCAGCTGGGGCGGCAGGAAATCGAAGGCGAGTTGATTGAAGACATAGAAGGGGCCTTGTGGAGCCGTTCGCTTCTTGAACAAAGCAAAGAAGAGGCTGGCCCACCCGGTTTCCGGCGAATCGTCATAGGCGTCGATCCACCAACTTCGTCGACCGGAGACGAATGCGGGATCGTTGTGGCGGCCTTGGGCGAAGACAACAAAGCGTGGGTGCTGGCCGATTGCTCCGTTGCAAGAGCTCAGCCCGAACAATGGGCCAGAGCCGTTGCCGAAGCAGCGCACCATTGGAGAAGCGATCGTATTATTGCGGAGGCTAACCAAGGCGGAGAAATGGTCGAAAGCGTTCTGCGCGCAGCCGATGCCGGTCTGCCTGTTAAGCTCGTCCATGCAAGCCGCGGCAAGGTCGCCCGCGCTGAACCCGTAGCTGCGCTCTACGCCTCGGACCGGGTCCGACACGCGGGCAATTTCCCGCAGCTACAAGACCAGATGTGCGGCATGCTGATTGGCGGTGAATATGCAGGGCCGGGGCGTTCGCCCGACCGGCTCGACGCGCTCGTCTGGGCTCTTTCCGAATTGATGCTTGGCCGCGCGGCCAGCCCCAGCGTTCGCTCGCTCTGAGCGCACCACTCACGAAGGAACACGTCATGGCGTTGCTCGACCAAATGCTCTCTGCTTTCAAGGGCGGAGCAAATAACCCTGCCCCCTTGTCATCGGGTGTCCTGCAAAACTGGAGGCCGACCTATTCCGACAACTGTAGCCTGCGTCCCTTCCGCTACGAAACCGATGTGCGCGAGGGATTTCTTGCCAATCCGATCGCTCAGCGTGCCGTGCGGATTGTGGCCGAAGGTGTGGGGCAGGCCCCCCTGTCTGTGAGCGACCCTGAGATTGCAGCGCTCCTGACATCGACCAGCGCTGGTCAATCGCTGATTGAAACGCTTGCCTGTCAAGTCCTCCTGCATGGCAACGGCTTCGTGCAAATCATGAAAGATGCAAGCGGCAGGCCGACCGAGCTCTTTGCGCTGCGCCCTGACAGGGTGACCATCGTGCCGGGCAATGACGGTTGGCCATGTGCGTTCGAGTACTCGGTGCCGGGCGAGCGTTTGAGGATCCCGGTCGAGGACGAGGACGGATGGCCCAACATCGTCCAGGTCAAGACCATGCATCCGCTCGACGACCACAATGGGGCAAGCGCTTTGGCAGCCGCGCAGCAGGCTATCGCCATCCACAACGCAGCCTCGAACTGGAACCGATCGCTACTGGAAAATGCCGCGCGCCCGTCTGGAGCGCTGGTTTACGAAACCGGCGACGGCGCCGGCTTGACGAGCGAACAGTTCGAGCGGCTTAAACACGAACTTGAGCTAGCCTTTTCGGGGGCTGGCAATGCCGGGCGCCCGATGCTGCTTGATGGCGGCCTCAAATGGCAATCGATGGCCATGACCCCAGCCGACATGGATTTTGCGACCCTCAAAAGCGCAGCATCGCGCGAGATTGCCCTCGCTTTCGGCGTGCCGCCCATGTTGTTGGGGCTGCCGGGCGATAACACCTATTCCAATTATCGCGAGGCGAACCGGGCCTTGTGGCGCCTCACGCTTCTGCCGCTTGCCAGCAAGCTCTTCTCCTCACTCCAGCAGGGTCTTGCCCCGTGGTTCGAAGGAGCGCGGATCGAAGTGGACCTCGACCGCATCACTGCACTTTCCGAGGACCGCGAGCGGCTTTGGAAGCAAGTCTCGGACGCCGACTTCCTTACGCGAAGCGAGAAGCGCGAATTGCTCGGCTTTTCAAATGATGGAGAGAGCGCATGAGGCAGGAAGAAACGCTGGCCAGCCTGATGGTCCAGGCGAACGACCAAGGCGCCGATGTTGTCACGCTGCGCGCAATTGTCGAAGAGACAAGCGAACTTGCGGCCAAGCGGGTGCTCGACAGGCTTGGCCTCGCAGACGCGGGCGCAGAGGGTGACCTCGATGAGCTGCGCGAATTGCTCGGCGCATGGCGCGACGCAAAGGCCAGCGCCTGGAAGGCCTTCATCGACTGGGCCGTCCGCGCGGTTTTCGCCGTATTGCTGATCGGGATTTCCGTGCGTCTTGGTGTCTGGGAGGCCGGCTGATGACACAAGCCGTCGTCCCCCACGCTCCGTTGCGATTTGCAGGCTATGCTGGACTGTTCGACATCCCTGACGCTGATCGCGATACAATTCGGCGCGGCGCATTTGCAGAGAGCCTTCGACAAGCGAGCAAACCCCTTCCCCTCTTGTGGCAACACCGCGCCAACCAGCAAATTGGCGAAATCGAGCGCATCGAAGAGGACCTGCGTGGTCTGAAGGTGATTGCCAGAATTGAACGCCTCCAAAGCCGCGCCGCATCGATGTTGGCAGCGCGGCAGGTGAGCGGCTTGAGTTTCGGATATCGGGCGCGCGAAGCTCGTCACACCTCAGCTGGCCGGGAGCTACTGTCGATCGACCTCTTCGAAGTCAGCCTCGTCACTCATCCGCTTCAACACGGTGCGCGGGTGCACTTCGTCGCCTGAGTCAATCAGAGAAGTTCCAAGCCGGGCCGCCACTGGGGCGGCCTTTTTTATGCCCAACTGAAAGGCCCATTTTCTATGGATACACTGCCCCAATCTCCCGCTGACACGCCCGCCGACACCTTGGAGCAGAGCTTCGATATCGTCGCGCGTCAGGATCAGGCCGAGGCCGATATCAAGGTCCTGCGCGGCGATGTCGATGAGGTGAAAGCACGGCTCGACAAAGTCTCGCGCGCAGCTTCTCGCCCCGTGATCGGCGGCGCTGCCGCCAAGACTGAGGAGGTCAAGGGCTTCGTCGATGGCTATCTGCGTCGTGGCCGCGAAACCGAAGTGAAGTCGATCAATGGAGCATCGCCCTCAGATGGCGGCTTCGCAGTCCCGCGGGATATCGACGCTGTCATCGCGCGCGAGCTGACCGAAATCAGCCCGATCCGTTCGATCGCACAGGTCGTGCAGACCGGCACGTCCGGCTATCGCAAGCTGGTGTCGACCGGCGGCACTGCATCGGGCTGGGTTAGCGAGACCGCTGCACGCCCCGAAACAGACACGCCTAACTTTGCCGAAATCGCACCGCCTTCCGGCGATCTCTACGCTAACCCGGCTGCGAGCCAGAGCATGCTCGACGATGTCGCATTCGACCTTGAAAGCTGGCTTGCAAACGAGATCGCGATCGAGTTCGCCCGCGCCGAAGGCTCCGCGTTCGTCAATGGGTCCGGAACCAACCAGCCCGAAGGGTTCCTCAACACTGCGACAAGCACCGCTGAAGACGGCGTGCGTGCGTTTGGCAGCGTGCAGTATATCGGGTCGGGCGATGCCAGCGGTTTCGATGCAGCGCCCGATGCAAAGCTCATCGATCTCATCCATTCGCTCAAGGCCGGCCACCGTCAGGGCGCGAGCTTCGTGATGAATTCGACCACGCTCGCGTCGGTTCGCAAGCTCAAGACGGCGGATGGCGCGTTTCTGTGGCAGCCGGGCCTAGTCGAAGGTCAGCCCGATCGCCTGCTCGGCTATCCCGTGGTCGAGGCAGAGGACATGCCCGATGTCGCAGCGGGCGAGTTCCCGATCGCTTTCGGCAACTTCCGCCACGGCTACCTGATCGCAGAACACAGCGCGACCCGCGTGCTTCGCGATCCGTTCTCGAACAAGCCCTTCGTCCATTTCTACGCAACCAAGCGCGTTGGCGGACAGGTGCTCGACTCGAACGCGATCAAGCTGCTCAAGATCGAGGCCTAGCTGAAGATAGCTGGCGGACTGCGCGATCGCGCGGTTCGCCAGTTCCCGGCAAGGTCGAGCCCCCCTTTCTCCCCTGCCGGCATCTCGCACCCGCGCCGCCCCGACGGCGTCCTCCGGTCTCGAGCGCGAGCGGCGCGGGTGCACATTTGACATACGAAACTCTGTTTGTGGGAGACCGCGATGCGGCGAACTATAGTCGAACCAGCCGATCTCAGCGGGGCTGCTCTGGATGACCTCAAAGACTGGCTCGGGATCACGAGGTCGAATGAAGACAGCCGACTGCTAAGCCTGCTGCGCTCGGCACTCTCGACCTGCGAGGCATTCACCGGGCAGTCCCCTTTGTCGCAGCTGGTTGAAGAGCGCCTGCCAGTGCGCCGTGGCTCCACCCAGCTCAGCGCACGACCAGTTGCCTCACTCGCAACGGTTGAAGTGGTTGCGCAGGGTGGTTCGCGAATGGCGCTGGAAGCTGAGAGCTTTTCATTCGAGCTGCAACAGGACGGCACTGCTTGTTTTCAATTGTATCGCGAGGTCGAAGGCCAGGCGATCGCTGTCCGGGTCCGAACCGGGATCGCCGGGACATGGAACGACATTCCCGGTCCGCTCAAGCAAGGCATCATCCGGCTTTGCGCGTTCGAGTATCGCGAGCGCGACAGGGTAGGAGAGAGCAAAAGTCTCTCAATTCCGCCCGCGAGCGTGAGCGCGCTTTGGCGCCCTTGGCGCGGCGTGCGGATCGCATGATCGAGGCCTTTACCGACATCGACAGCCTTGCCCGTCGCCTGCGAACGGCCGCTCAGCGTCTTGGTGACAAGCACACGCAGAGGCTGTCCGTGCGCACACGTCAGTCACGCGCGGACTGGCATTCGCCCGCATCGCTTTGGCCTGACCTGGGAATGGAGTGACATTATGGAAAACTTCCTGCGCCGCGAGCTGATCGACTGGCTCCGCGCTGACCCTGCACTCACTCAAATCAACGCGATCGAGGAAGAGGCGCCCATCACCGCAAGCGCGCCGTGGCTGGGCATTGCAGCAAGCGCTTCGACCGACTGGGGGACCAAGGATCGACCGGGGCGCGAGGTTCGAATTGCGCTTGAGCTCGAAAGCCGCGCGGATGAGGCTGACGCTGATGGCCTGCTTGTTGCCGCGATCGAGCAGCGCGTGCTCGACCTTCCACCATTTCAAACCGAGTTCGAGGTGGCCTCAATTCGCTTCCTCAGATCTCGCAGCGAAGAGCGTGCGAACAACCTTCGCGGCGCGCTGCTCGAATTCCGCTTCCGGATCTTCGCCCCACAATCCTGATATTACCCAAGGAGAATTCTCTATGCCTGCGCAAAACGGCTCAGCTTTCCTTCTTAAGATTTCAGACCAGGGTTCCCCTGTCGCCTACCGGACTGTTGCGGGTCTCAGGACCACGCAGATGACTATCAACGGCGATCCAGTCGCGATAACACACAAGCAATCGGGCGGTTGGCGAGACCTTCTTTCAGGGGCCGGCACCAGATCGGTTTCGGTCAGCGCTGCTGGCATTTTCCTCGGGAGCACGGAAGAAGGCGCTGTTCGCTCGCATGCCCTTGCCGGGACAATCGACGATTATGAATTGTCTTTCGAAGACGGGGAAAAGCTACGCGGGCGTTTTCTCGTTCAGCGCCTCGATTACTCGGGCGACTTCAACGGGGAGCGCAACTACACGCTCCAGCTCGAAAGCTCTGGCCCAGTGGTGGCAGCCTGAAAATGGCTGCCAATCCGCACAGAGGCGAGACCAGCTTTTCGGTCGACGGGCAGGAGTTCGTGCTGCGCCCGACTTTCGAAAGTCTTGTCGCGGCAGAGGGCGAAATCGGGTCGCTCTTCGCTCTTGTCGAACGGGCCTCGGAAGGCTCGCTCACGATTTCAGAGATCGCAGCACTCTTGTGGCACTGCGCCTCCGAAGACACGCGGCCGAAGCGCGAAGCATTCGGCGAGGCAGTGGTCAACGGCGGCCTGGTTGAAGCCACCAAGCCGGTGCGCGCGATCCTCGCTCAAGTGCTGCAAGGCAAAACGTGAGTGAGGATCGTGAGGCAGCTTTCGCAGATTGCTGGCCGCCGTGGTGCAGCCTCGCCTCGCGCCTGCTCAATTGGCGTCCAGCCGAGTTCTGGAGCGCAACTCCAGCCGAGCTCATCGCAGCCCTGCGCGACCCCGAAACCCACTCGCTAGGCGCTGCAGCGCCCAGCCGCGACCTGATCTCCCAATTGATGGAGCGCGATCAAAATGGATGACAACTTCGATGAACTCGTGATCGACGTGCGAGCGACTACCGACGGCTTCACGTCAGACTTGCAATCGATGCGGGGGGCGCTCGACACGTCTCTGGTCGATGGTTTCGGGCGCGCAGGCTCTGTCCTCGAACGCGGCCTCACCTCGGCCTTGCGCCGAGGGGTACTCGGCTTCGACGACCTCAAGCGTGTCGCTTTTCGTGCGATGGACTCCATCGCCGCGCATGCGATCAGCGCCGGGATCGGATCTCTTTTCTCAAACTCGAAAAGCGGAGCGGGCAAACTTCTCGGCGGATCGCTTGGAGCTTTGCTCGGATTGCCGGGACGTGCAACCGGCGGCCCGGTTTCACCCGGACGCGGCTATGTCGTCGGTGAGAATGGTCCTGAACTTTTCGTGCCCACCAGCGCCGGCAGCATCGCGCCGAACGCTGGAACGTCTGCACCGGGCCAAAATGTGCAGGTCTCTATTCAACTCGCAACACCGCGCGGAACGGCAGCGCCCACCGCGATGAAACGCTCGTCACGCCAGGTCGCAAGCGCAGTTCGCCGCGCTTTGCGCGACCGCTGAGAGAGGAGAAAGGCCCGTGTCATTTTATCTCGCAGACGGACGCAGGGGACAGCAATCGAGCTTTATCCAGCGCTTTGATCCACGCTTCTGGACGGTCAATTTTCCGCGGCCCGCGATGGCATCGGTCATCACGACCAGCGCCGACAGCATGCAGGTCGACCTTGAGCTCCATAACGAGGGCGAGCTTGTCGGGCTGATCTGGGACAGTGTGGATCGGCTTGACCATCCGCTTCTCGCATATGAAACCAGCCTGGATTATTCGCACACGACGCTGAGCTTTCGCTGGAAGTCGCAAGGCGTGATCCCGCTCGACGCGGTCAACGGGCCGACCCTGACGATCGAGGGCCGCGACGACGCAGGCAATCCGCAAACCTGGTTCATTCGTTTGTGGAATTATGCATCCGGGACGCCAACCGATGCCGAGATCGAGTTGCCATTCTCCGAAATCCAGTCAGGCTTCGCTCTGCCCGGCGCGCCGATCAACGCGGCCGATATCGACCGGATGTTCATCTCGATGGTCGCGCCTGGATATGTCGCTGGCAGCAACGCTCCTTTGTCGGAGCGATTCAATGGCCGGGTGACGATCTCGCAAATCAACGCTGATGGCCTCAACTCGATGCTGGAAATCGGTGACGTGCGCTTGCCCATACACGGCGAACGCATGGCAACGGCTTATGACGATGGATACGACCAGACACCCGCTCGCCTCCTGCGCGGGGTCATCGGTCTGGGTTATCGCGAGGACATCGTTCACTACGTCGGAATGAGCCACTTCATGCGGCTTGAACGGCAAGGCTCGGACCTCCTGGCAAGCCCAATCGGCGAATTGTGTACCCCGGCGGCGGAATGGCACGCGAACTTCTTCAAACTGGCAGCCGATCAGGATTTGGAGACGATTGCATCGATCTCTTATGAACTGTTCGATGCGTATTGCCCGGAGGAATGGAAGCAAAGAACATCAAGCGGTGCACCAGCATTGACAGGATGGATACCTCCTTCAACGCTTCTGTCTCCAGCCAACTCCGATGCCATGGCCTGGCTCAGCGCCGGTGCTCTTCGGTTTGTCAGCCTGCTCGAACAATCGTCCCAGCCTGTTCGAATGCAGATTGGGGAACCGTGGTGGTGGACTACGAGCGACGCACAAATCTGCCTATATGACGATGCCGCGCGAGCTGTCTTCGGCGGTTCGCCACCTGAAATCGCCGATATGCGTTTGCCACTCGATTCAGCACAGATCGCGCTGTTGGAGGCCGCAGGAGAGCTGCTCGCCCAATCGACTGCCGCTCTCACCTCGGATATTCAAAGCGCGGCTACCGGTGATGCGCAGGTTCTGCTTCTCGCATTCACGCCAACTATCCTCGATCCCAACATGCCCGAGCTGTATCGGGCAAACCTTCCGACAGGATGGGCGCACCCCGCCTTCGATCGCCTGCAACTTGAAGACTACGATTGGCTGACTGGCGGGGCAGACGCCTTGCGCCGCAATGCCTACGCTTTTGTGGACGAGCGATTGAAGTATCCGCTTGAAGAGCAGGATTACCTCGCTGGTTTCGTTTTGCTGCCAGAGGACGCCAAGACATTCTGGACCCGCATTGATGCGGGCATCGACGAAGCCGCACGGCGTTCGATCATGCGCCGATATGTTTGGGCGCAGCCTCAGATCAACCGCGATGGCTACACCCGCCTGCCAACAATTCTGGAGGATGCCATGGATGCATTTGACGACACGCTTTACCCCTTCCCCCTCGGGCGGAGCACCGCTGTCGCTCCAGAGTTTGCAACTTCGGTGTCAGTTACCGCGTCAGGTCATGAGCGCCGCAATTCGCTTTGGTCCGATGCACGCGTGCATTTCGACGTGGGGCCGGGGATCCGGTCGGAAAGCGAGCTCTCGCAACTGGTGGCCTTCTTCCGCGCCAGGCGTGGGGCGGCGCGAGGATTTCGTATAAGCGACCCCTTCGACAACAGCACAAACGCAATGACCGGTACGCCGTCCATGTTCGACCAGTTGATCGGGACTGGGGACGGGCTCACTGCAGATTTTCAGCTAGTCAAATCATATGGATCAGGCTCCGATCCACAAATCCGTCCGATCACACGTCCACGCCCTGAAAGCCTGTTGGTTAGTGTTGGCGGCAGCCCCAACACTGACTGGACGCTCGGTGAGAAAGGCCTTCTGACTTTTGCCACCGCGCCGGTTGAAGGCGATGAAATCCGGGCGGGTTTTCTGTTCGACGTCCCAGTTCGATTTGCCGAGGATCGCATCGACATTTCGGCTGTGAACTTCGAAGCTGGAGAAGCGCCAAGCGTGCCGCTGATCGAGCTTCGCGAAGAAATCTGATGCGGCGGTTTTTCTCCAGCGAGCTCGAAACGGCTGCCACCTTCTGGCGGATCTTCCGCCGCGATGGAGTGGCGTATGGCTTCACCAGTCACAATCGCGATCTCCTAATCGACGGAATAACGCACCGCGCAGCGCCGGGCATGGTTCCAGCCGCCATTCGAATGACGTCCGATCTGTCGGAAGACAGTGCAGGTGTCGAAGGTGCGCTTAGTCATGCTTCAATCCGAGAAGATGATCTCGCCAACGGCCTCTTTGATGACGCGACGATCGAAGTTGGAATAGTGGATTGGGAAACGCTCGATCACCATACGATCTATTCCGGAATTCTTGGCTCCATCGAGGATGACGGTCGCGCGTTTTCGGGCGAGTTGAAGTCAGCGAAGCATATCCTCGAACGCGACCTCGTGCCGCGAACAAGTCCCACTTGCCGAGCCCAGTTTTGCGGGCCTGGCTGTGGGCTTTCTGCCCCGCGCTTCACTTCGAGGCGCACCGTCGCGGCGGTCGATCATGAACGCAACCGCATCAAGGTCGCTGACGTTCTGGCCGCGGATCACATCGAGGGGCAGGTTCGCTTTCTTGTTGGCCCCCAGACCGGTTCAGTTTTTGGCGTTCTAGGCGGCGAAGAGGACTGGCTCACACTAGACCGGCCAATCAGCGCGCAGATCGAAGCCGGCGTGCAGGCCGAGCTATTGCAGGGCTGCGATCATCTGCTCGCGACTTGCACTTCGCGCTTCGGCAACTCGATCAATTTTCGCGGTGAGCCATTCCTTCCCGGCAATGATCTTTTAGCCCGGTACGGAAATGGCAGCAGATAACGCCGAGGTGTCGCGCGGCGACGCGCTTGCCCAAGCCGCCGCGGGGCTGATCGGAACGCCATTTCGGCTGTATGGCAGGGATGTCGAAACAGGCCTCGATTGTATCGGTCTGCTTCATGAAAGCCTGCGCAGGATCGGAATATCAGCACCTGCGCCATCAGGATACAGATTGCGCAACAGCGCTCCTTCGCGATGGTTCGCGGCCGCCGGCCAGTATGGTCTGGAACAGGCGACAGGCTGCGACAGGCGCGGCGACGTGTTGCTTGTACAGCCGGGGCCTGGCCAGCAGCACATTCAGATCATCGAAGCGTCCTCGGAAATCATTCACGCGCATGCCGGGATCAGGCGTGTTGTTCGCGGGCGGCGCGATCCGACGCTTACTACAGTTGCGCGCTGGCGCTTTCCATCATGAACATTTGAGGAGCGGCCATGGCCACCTTGTTATTCACCGCGATCGGCACTGCGATCGGCGGCCCGCTTGGGGGCGCAGTCGGTGCTTTCGTCGGAAGACAGGCCGACAACATCATTGTCGGAGCAGGAACCCGGGAAGGCCCGAGGCTGAAAGAGCTCTCCGTCACCACATCGACGTACGGCCAGTCGATTCCGCGCAACTTCGGGCGAGTGCGAACGGCAGGGACGATCATCTGGTCAACAGATCTGGTCGAAACCTCGGCGAAACAAGGTGGCGGCAAGGGCCGTCCTTCGACCACGACCTACTCCTATTCGGTCTCCTTTGCCGTCGCTCTTTCAAGCACTCCGATCGCAGGAATTGGGCGCATATGGGCGGATGGCAATCTGTTGCGAGGTGCAAGCGGCGACCTCAAGGCAGATGGCGATATGCGGGTTTACCTTGGTACGGGCGACAATTCGGTCGACCCGGCAATCTCGGCCGACAAGGGCGTTTCGGCACCCGCCTTTCGCGATTGCGCTCATGTCGTGTTCGAAAACTTGCAACTGAGCGAGTATGGCAATCGCATCCCAGCGCTGAGCTTCGAGATATTCGCGGACCACGACGCGGCAGTAACGCTCGACCGGCTGGTTCCGGAATGCATCTCGGACTCACCTCAATCCAAGCTTCAAGATGCTCGCGGGTTTACCGATGATGGAGGGGCAGTGGGGTCCTCACTCTCCGCAATTAACCGCGTCTTTCCCATGGATTGCGTGACGCAGCGTGAAGGCTTGCGCTTGTCATCGGCGAGTATCCTGCCGAGCGAAATTCCAGTCCTGCCCGAACAACTGTCTGACCGCGACAGCGAAGAGGCGAGCGAGCAAGTCACGCGGCGCGAGGCCGCGCCGGGCCCAGAGCCTTTGGCCATTCGTTACTACGACGAGCAACGGGATTATCAGCCAGGCGTGCAACGCGCGGCGGGCTTGCGCCCAAATGGCCGTGAGATGATGGTCGACCTACCCGCCACGATGACCGCTCAAGGCGCACGAAGGCTCGCGAATTCGAACGCCTACCGCGCTCGGTGGCGCAACGAGCAGGTTGTTTGGCGCATTGGAGAACTTGACCCCAACGTAGCTCCTGGGAGCGTGGTTCGCCTGCCCAACAAGACCGGGAACTGGAAGGTGCGAAGCTGGGAGTGGTTCGACCGCGGAATCGAGCTTGGCCTCGAGCGACTTGCACCTGTCCTTCCCGAAACCTTGTCGAGCGATGCAGGGGCTGCAAACATCCCTGCGGATTTGATTGCGACGCCAAGCCTCCTTTGGGCCTTTGAACTGCCCCCGGAGAATGGCTCATCGCCCACCAATCCTATAGTGATGGCGGCTGCATCCTCCTCAGGGGCAGGGTGGCGGGGATCGGCTCTTTATGCCGAGCGCGCCGGGACTCTCGAAGAAATCGGTGTGAGCGCCAAGGACCGGGCTGTCGCGGGTGAGCTATCTGCGCCAGTCGGGGCGTCCTCAGGTGCATTGCTGGAGCCCAATGCGCACCTCGACGTTGCTCTCGCTGCGGACGACCTGGCGTTCGACGATACCGATGTGACTGGGCTGGCCATGGGAGCCAATCGCTTGCTGGTGGGCGGAGAGATCATCCAGTTCTTGTCTGCACAGCGCCTCACGGAGACACAGTGGCGGCTCCAAGGCCTGTTGCGAGCACGCGCTGGTACAGAAGACGTTGCATCCGAAGGACATGCAGCGGGGACTCTCGTTGTGCTGCTAGACCATAGACTGACAACTATCGATCCGACTTTGGTGGAACCGGGAGCAGGTTCGAGGATCGCTGCCATCGGGCGCGCCGACCAGGAACCGGTCTTTTCCAGCATTCACAATGCGGGCTTGTCGCAACGTCCGCTTATGCCCATGGCGCCGCGCTCGACCCGACAGGCTGACGGTGAACAAACGTTCTGTTGGACAAGGCGCGCGCGTGGACAATGGCATTGGCCCGATGCCAGTGAGGTGCCTCTCGTTGAGGAAAAGGAAGCCTATACCGTCGGTTATGGCTCTTGCGAAAATCCTGCAAAGGCTTGGCTTGTAACGGCTGCGAGCTTCTCGCTCTCGCAGTCGATGCGGGCTGAGCTTCTCGCTCAACACGGCAGCAACGCCCTTTGGGTCAGACAGATCGGCACTTTCGGCCAATCAAGCGCCCTTCTGCTTGCAACAATCGACTAA